GTCTAGACCCAGCAATGATTGGGGATACTGCAGCTATCTGCTATGCGATAGATCGCATTAACCATAAGCGTTATATAGTAGATGCTATAAAGATTACTAGACCTACCCCAGCACAAATAAGAGATTTAATATTTAACTGGACCTCTATCTACGGTCCTAGTGAATGGATTGTAGAGCGAAATGCTTTCCAGTCTTTCTTAACCCAAGATGAGGGTATTAGATCACACCTTGCAACTCGTGGTGTTATATTACGAGAGCATCACACTGGTAACAATAAATGGGATGCAGGCTTTGGTGTAGCTTCTATGTCTACCTTATTTGGAACTAAACAGCACGATGGTAAACACCATAGAGATAATCTAATGCACCTTCCAAGTGATCAAACTGAGAATGTTAAATCATTAATAGAACAGTTAATTACTTGGTCACCTACTACTAAAGGCAAGACCGATATGGTTATGGCCTTATGGTTCTGTGAGATACGAGCAAGAGAGATGCTCAACCAAGGTATACACGCTAAGCATCATATGACAAACCCATTCCTATCAAGTTCTGAGAAACGCAAGAGAATGGTTATTAACATAGATGAGATGCTTAATGAAAAACAACGTACCTTTATTTAAGGAGAACAATTGTTAACAGTTAAAGAGGTCTACGCAAAAGCGCAGAGGCTACAGACTAAGTATGCTGCCCGCGATCAACGTATGCGAGATGTACTCTCAGTTCGTCAAGGTGATATCTCTAAGGTATATCCTTCTATGTTCTCAGAGGATTATCCAAAGCCACTAGTTGCAAACTTTATTGATGTAGCAGCAAGAGACTTAGCAGAAGCAATGGCACCTATGCCATCATTTAACTGCTCAGCTACTAATATGGTTTCAGATGCTCAGCGTAAATCTGCTGATATTAGAACTCGTATTGCTAACTACTATGTAGCCTCTTCAGATCTACCACTGCAGATGTACTCAGGAGCTGACTGGTTTAATACCTACGGTATGTTACCTGCTCTTGTAGAGATGGATTACGAAGGCAACAATCCTCGTATTCGTTTACTTAATCCATTTGGTGTCTATCCAGAGATTGACCGTTTTGGTCGTACCACATCCTTAACACAGGTTGTAGTTTCTGATGCTGAATCATTAGCAGCACAGTTCCCAGAGTTTGCAAGTCAGATTCTAAATGTTCGTAGCGTTTATCAATCAGCATCACCTTACCTATCAGTAATGCGTTACCACGACAAAGATCAAGACTTACTATTTATCCCAGAGCGTAACAATTTAATTTTATCAAACACACCAAACCCAATTGGTAAGTGCCTTGCTAGAGTCGCAGTCCGTTCTTCTCTTGACGGCGAAGCTCGCGGTCAGTTTGATGATGTACTATCAGTACAACTTGCTCGTGCAAGATTTGCTATTCTACAAATCCAAGCAGCAGAGAAATCTATCCAAGCACCTATTGCTATTCCACAAGATGTGCAAGAACTTGCTCTAGGACCAGATTCAATTATGCGTTCTGCTAACCCACAAGGTATTCGTAGAGTTCCACTAGAACTACCACCGGGAGTATTTACAGAGTCTGGCGTATTAGAAAGAGAACTTCGTCTAGGTGCTCGTTATCCTGAATCTCGTTCAGGTAATATGGATGCTTCTATTATCACTGGTCGTGGTGTTCAAGCACTACAAGCAGGTTTTGATACACAGATCAAAGCAGCACAAGCACAGTTCGCTAAGTTGTTCCAAGATGTTATCGGTCTATGCTTTGAAGTAGATGAGAAGATCTTTGGATCTATGACTAAGTCTATTAAGGGAACCGATGATGGTACACCTTATACAATGAAGTACACTCCATCTCGTGATATTAAAGGCGAGTATGGTGTAGATGTTCGTTACGGAATTATGTCTGGAATGGATCCTAACCGAGCCATTATCGCATTACTACAAATGCGTTCAGACAAACTCGTCAGCCGCGACTATGTTCGCAGAGAGATACCATTAGACCTAAATGTTACACAAGAAGAACAAAGGGTTGACATTGAAGAGATGCGCGATTCTCTTAGGGTTGCTGTTGCTCAGTATGCACAAGCTATACCCGCACTTGCTTCCCAAGGTCAAGACCCAACTCAAATCATTTCTAGAATCGCAGAAGTAATCCAGGGCCGACAAAAAGGACAATCCTTAGAATCGGTAATTGGTAAAGCATTTGCACCAGAACCAGTTGCTCCAATGGAGCAAGCAATGGGTGGTGCAGCACAACTTCCAGTAGCAGGTGCGGCCCCCGCTCCTGCCTCGCAGCCAACTCAAGAACAACAAGTCGGTGCGGCCCCTGCTACTGGACAATCTCAACCAGATATAGGTCAACTACTCGCCGCCATTGGCGGAGCGTAAGGAGGTGGAAAATGAATAAGGGATCAAGAGCAGCAGCACCAACCGCAAAGCCAACTGAAGGCAAGAACAGGCCAGCAGGAAAAGAAGGCGGAAAAGTGTTCTTCGGATATGCAGCACCAGGCCGTAAAGGTAAGACAACAAAGAAGATGGCTTAAATTATTTAAGAAAGGAACTGGGCGTTATGGATGATGATCTACAGCGCCCAGTTCGTTCATCTGATTTTTTAGTAGTAGTAACAGGATTCGCATTAAATTTAATTAGCGCATTTGAAGCGCTGGCAGAAGATCTGCATAATATGAGCATTTATAATTCGCAACAAAAAAGCCAAGAAGCAAAAGTCTGGCAACAGTTCGCACAAGATTTAGAAACTATTAAGGAGAACAAAGATGGCTAGAGGCCCATTAGCAGGAGCATCAGGTCCTAGTAAGTTCTCAAAGAGAACAGATATGGATTTAGGATCTATCGCCTATGGCGAAGGACAAGAGACTGCTATGTTAAATACAGCAGCACCTAAAGCAACCACTCGCGGTATTGCAGATAATGTTGGTGGAAGACCAGCTAATCCAATACAACAAGTAACTCCAATATTTGCTGATACTCAAAATAAAGCACAAGACATTATGACTGGTGCTTCTATGGGACCAGGCGCTGGACCAGAAGCACTTGTAATGCAATCTAAGTTTGCTGGTCGTAAAACTTCAGATATCTTAGTTGATCTTATTCCATATGATGAAACTGGTGAAATAACAATACTATATCAGCAGGCATTATCTAGAGGTCAATAGTGGCTGAAAATCTAAAAGCGGCAGCATATGCTTCGGGTTTATCAGCAGCAGAGCGTAAGCGAATAGAAGACTTCAATAAGCAACTTCTTGCTCATAGAGAGTTATCTAACTTACCTCCTGATATAGCTAGCAAGGCTGTAACTAAATACACTCCAGATCAACAAAAATCACTTGTTAATTCTTTTGGTGAAGAAACCCCAGAAGCAAAACCAAAACAAGGTTGGTTTGGTACTGCTTGGAATTATAGCGGTGGTGCTTTATTAAAAGGTCTTGACTATGTTTCTGATACCTCTACTCGCGTTGCAAGAACTTTACAGATTGCAGTTGAAGAAGGTGTTGATCTAGGTAAGGCTTGGAATGAAGCAGGTCTTAGCGGTGAAAGAAAGTTTAATAATGATCGCTTAGAAGATGCTCGTAAAAAGTATGGGCAAGATGCAGTAGATATTGCTGTGCGTATTTCTTCTGGTGAAGATCAAGCACAGTTAATGAAAGAGGCAACTCCAGAGCAACAAAAATATTTATCTTTAGCATATAAAAAAGCTGGAACACAAGAAGAGCAAGATTTATTTCAGGATACTCTTGATGCAGTTAGTGCTGCTAAGTATTCTCCTGGTAGAGCAGTAGCAAATATTATAGATGCTGTCACTCCTGGTGATATGGTTAAGAATGGATTTTTATATAAAGGTATCTCAGGTTTTGTAGATGCTGCCTATCGTATATTTGCTGATCCACTATTAGTAGCGGGCAAGGCAAAGAAACTTTATGATGTAAGTAAGTACGCCTTAGATGTAGTAGTTGGCGGAAACAAGGTAGATACAGTATTTGCGGATACTAAAGTAGTTAATTTTTGGAATGAGTATGGTGCTCAATTAACTAACTTAAGAAAAGCGCAGGCAGAAAAAAATACTGCAGCAGCAGTAGAGGCTACCAATCGCCTTAAGATACTAGCACCTGAACTTGGTCCAGATGTAGTTAAGTCTTTTAATAAGGCAGATATTCCAATATCTAATGCTATTACTGCTAAAGCATTTTTCCAAAATGCTAAACAGTTAGATGAGATGATGAAGGGCCAAATAGGTCGTAAACGAGTTCTTATGCCTCGCCTAGATACTGTTCGTAGAACTCGTATTGCTTTTGCAACCGGTGCTAATAAAGTATTTAATATAGATAAAATGGGATCTAAATTAATTAATGATTTTTACGGCGCTCCATTAACAGATGATGGTATCGCAGAGGCTTTAATTAATGGTAAAGAAGAACTTATAAATTCAGTTAAGCCTGGAGATAAGTATAAAAAACTAGGTCGTTTATCTTCAGCAGGTATTGCTTATCGTATTGATAGATTAAAAGCAAAGTTCGCTATTGCCCCATTATTCAGAGATGATATGTTTGATGTAACTGCTAAAGATGCTTCAAACCAAATATACCGTTTAGCTCGTATAGTATTACCACAGAATGAATCAAAGTTAATTGCACAAGCATTTGATTCTATTGATGATACTGCTCGCCGTAAAGATGTATTTTATGGATTGTGGTCAACTATCGCAGATGCTCGTGGCTTAAATGCTACAGAGCCAGGACAAATTATTGTCCGTAGATTAACTGGTAAAGGTAATGCAAAGTTTGCAGTAACTCGCAATGGAGAGAACCCTGCACGACTAGCAAATGGTGAGCAAGTAGGTCTTATTGTTTCTGATCTATCACCTATGGTTACAGCACCTAACATAGTTGATATAGATAGAGCGGCAGCTCGTAGTACTTTAATCCAGAAAATGTTTGGCTTTGCTAATAAAGACTGGGTAGATAGAATGACAGGAGCTTGGTCATTCTTAACACTTGCTGGACCTCGTTACGCTCTTCGTAATGCAACTGAAGATTTAATGGTTAATATTGCTATTGGTCAATCTCCTTGGGGAATTGCTAAAGCAAGATTACTATCAACCAGATTAAATACTGCTAGGTCTATGCCTAAAGGTCTATCTACCGGTGGATTAATATCTGAGCAAAGAGCAGGAAATCCACTTGGTATTGCTCTTAGATTTTTAAACAAAAAAGAAGCAGATACTTTTGCTACAGAATTATCAACCCTTGATGATCGTATTGCTACTGCCAATAAAGAAATAAAGAATCTACGTAAGACTTTAAAAGCAGAAACAGATCCAGTAAAAGTAACAAATATTAAAAATCAAATAGATACTTTAAAGCAAGGCACTAAAGGCGGATCTGTATATCAGACTAGAGTAATATTTGCTAGAGCTTTAAATGAGGGTAAACTAAATAGAGCATTTGATAGATTAGGTATGAAATCCCTAACTAAAGAAGAATCTGAACTATTAGCAGAGCAAATTCTATACGGTGATTTAGATAATGCACTAGCAGATGTAGTAGAGGCATCATCTAACTTTGCTGTTGGTAATGACTATGTAAGATCTGCTATTGACTTCAATAGAAAGCACGGCGTTCGTACTGTAGCATTAAGAATTGAAGCACCTTCTAATTATAGAAGGGCTAAAGGTTCTACTGGATACAGAGAAATTCCAGTTGCTGCTCAAAGCGAGTCTTCATTAATTGCTTGGTTAATGCGTATATCTTATTATTCTAACGATGAGTTAGGCGCTTTAGCTGTTGCTAACTTAGATAATCCAGAGGTAGCGAAAGACTTAATTAAAAAGTGGTTAAAAGATAATCCTGATACTGCTAAACAATTCCGTTTGCAAAGTAGTGGATTGACTGACGATGAACACGCCGATTCTATTATTGCTGCAGCCCGTCAGATTTTTGAGAAAAAAGATCCGTCACAATTAAACCTAGATCTTTTAAATAAGATCAGAACCTTTGATGACGAAAAAGGTCAGTATGTAATATCTGGTAAATTATCAATGGATGATCTACCTAAATTAGAGGATGATCTACCTCAATATGTTATTGGTCCAGAGTTAGTAGCTGTATCAGATACAGATAACTATACTACATCTTTGATGGAAAAAGGCTGGACTTGGCTTGGTATGTCCAATGCTCGTATGTCTAGAGAGCCTATTGTCCTAGCAGATATGATCAAGAATCGTAAGCAGTTTAGAGAAACTGGATTTGAAGATGCTTTTATTAAAGCGCATCTAAAAGATATAGATCCGAATAATGTTAAAAAGATAGATCAAGCAACTGATGTTGCTAAAAGAAAATTAGCAGAGATCGCTGAAGAAAGAGCAACGCTACAAACACTGGCTTATGTAGATAATCCACTGGTAAGAAGCCAACTTGCTTTTTCTATTCGTAACTTTGCTCGTTTCTATAGAGCAACTGAAGACTTCTATCGCCGTATTTATAGAGCAGTTCGTTATAACCCAGAGTCAATTCAGAAAGCAGCCCTTACTTATGAGGGTGTAACCCATTCAGGATGGGTACAAAGAGATGATCAGGGTGAACCATACTTCATTTACCCAGGAATTGAACCTGTTTATAGAGCAGTTCAAGGTGCATTACAAGGTTTAGGTATAGGTGCAGAGTTTAAAGCACCGCTTCCTGTCAACTTTGGTGCAAACTTTAAGATGTTAACTCCATCTTTAAACCCTGATTCTTGGGTTCCTACACTTGCCGGTCCACTTTCTGGTGTGTCTATGAAGGTATTAACCAACATAGTAGATATCTGGTCTCCAGGCGCTGCAGATACTATAACTAAACTTACTTTAGGTAAGTATGCAGAAGATCAACCTATGGTATCTGCATTTTTGCCAGCACATATTAACCGTTTATACGCTGCTATGAATAGAGATGAAAGAGATTCTCAATACGCATCAGCTTGGCGTAAGGCAGTTACCTATCTAGAGGCTTCAGGTAATGGAATACCTAAGAAGTATGAAGTTATTGATGGTGTTGAAACTTTGGTAGAACCAAGTCAAGCTGAATTAGAGCAATATAGACTAAGAGTTAAGAATATAACTATTGCAATTCTTGGTACTAGATTTATATTTGGTTTTGTTGCTCCAGCATCACCACAAGTTCAGTTGAAATCAGACATTTCAGACTGGATGAGAGATAATGGTAAGGCTAACTTCAAGCAAACTTGGAACGCTTTACTAGATAAATATCCTGGTGATTATGATGCTGCAATGACTAAGTGGGTAGAGTTATATCCAACTCAAATACCATTTACAATACCTGAGTCAGAAAGAAAGACTGTTGCATACTTCCGTTATGCAGATGAGTCCGGTCAGTTTGTTAATGAAAACAAGCAATTGTTTGAGAACTACAAAGAAGGCGCTGCTTTCTTAATACCTCACAAAGAGGGATTCTCTTGGGATGCTTATAAGACTATGACTGATATGGGTCTACGTCAAAACAAGCGAGTAGAGGACTACTTAAGGGAAGTTCAAACAGCTACTGATCTACAAACATACTACGATAAAAAAGAAGAGTATGAGAAATCTCTTGAGACTGCTGGTATAGATTATACTCGTAGTAAACTACGTAAAGAGTTTACTGAGTGGAAAGATCTATTTTTTGCTGGTAGACCACTAGTTAAAGAAGAACTATCTCAGGGTAGTCAGAAGGCTATATCAAGAATAAACGCCTTCAATGATCTATCTAATATGGTTAATGACCCAGAGGTTGAAAGAATAAGTCCTGTAACTGTATCTACCCTTAGGGAAATGGTCAGACTTTATACTCAATATAAAGAAGATAGAAAACGTTATGAAACAATAGGTGGACTTAGTTTCTTAGTATCTAATTCTAAAGACAAAACAATTATCAAACTTAGAGAATTAGCAAAAACTAATGAGAATACTCAAGCAGCATACAATGTTCTATTTGGAAGATTACTAGGAGAGTAAATGACAATTAAGAAAAGGGGGAATATGTAATGGCTACCCCTACCCCAAGACAACCTATTGATATCTCATCTTTAATTAGAGATGCAGAAGATAAACGCGCTCAAGCTAAAATAGAAGCACAGCAAGCGCAACGAGCAGCAGAGGTTAAATCAGCTCTTGATAAAAAGTCAAGAAGTATTAAAGCTCAGGCTGATAGCAAATATCAATATGCTAGAACTCTTGAAATTACCCTTAATAACTACGAAGGTCAATTACAGGCTTATGTTACTAAACTATCTCGCGGTGATGAATTAACCCAAGTAGAACAAAAAGATTTTGACAGAGTAGTTAAACAGTATAATAGCGTTAATGATACTTACAATAAAGCAGTATCAGAAGGTAATTCTATTCTTGCTAAATTACCTGAAACTCCTACTGGTCCTACAGGACCTGATGCTGATGCAACTGGTACAACTGCTACCGGTACTACTGGAGCTACTGGAACAGCACCAACTACTCTTTCTTTTGAAGAGTTTATAAAGGGTGTAGATTCAGATCCTAAACTACTTGCAAAGGTAAGAGCAGATTTAGGTATTAAAAGTACAGATCCTAAACTTGATATAGCAACATATAATGCTCTTGTAACAAAAGAAAGAGAAATTGTTACTCTTGAAGGTATCAGGGGTCCAATAGATCGTCTTACATACTTTGCAGAAACAAGAGGTAAAGGTACTGGAGAAGTACCTACCACAACCATATCTCCTGTGGCTGATGCTACCGTTTATATTAACAATGCTTTTAAAAGATCAGGTATTAATAGAGATGCAACTGTACAAGAAATTACTAGTTTAACTAAAGTTCTTAATGATGCTGAGAATCGTTTTAAGAAAAGCACTAAAGGTGGAGTAACTAAAGATCTACTTGGCGATAGAACACAGTTTATTACTAACCTTATTACTACTGGTAAGTATGTAGATCCTAATACTGGTAAGACAATAAAAGGTGTTAAAGAGGATGTTAAAAAAGCTGCTGCAGTTCTTGGTACTTTATCCAAGTCAGCACAAACTCTTAAAGCAGATACCCGTTCTTTAACAGCACAGACTTTACAATCTACTGCTAATGCAAATGGAGTTATATTAAGTCCACAGCAGTTAGAACAATATGCGTTAGATATTCAAAATGGTAAAGATGTAAAAGTTATTCAAAGTCAGATCCGTAGCCTTGCAGGTCTTGGTATGCCAGATAATGTTAGAAAACTACTAGCTGAGGGTACAGACTTAGATACTATTTACTCTCCTTATAGGCAAACAATGGCTGCAGTACTTGAGTTAAATCCTGAAACTATTGGATTTACTGACCCAGTATTACGTAGTGCTATTGGTCCTAATGGAGAAGTTCCTTTATATGATTTCCAAAGAGCACTTCGCAAGGATGCTCGTTGGCAGTACACAAACAATGCTAGAGAAGATGTTTTCCAATCAGTAGGTAAAGTCCTTCAGGACTTTGGATTTCAGGGGTAGACAGTGGCTGACGAACGCGATAAAATTAGAACAATGATGGGACTTCCACCATTGACTGGTAAAGATCCAGTAGTTGTCGGTGGTACACCATTTGGTCAGGCTGGTAGTGTGCCTGTAGCTGATCGTAATGCCGCTAAAGAAAGAGAAGCTAGACAAGCTGGCTATACCCAGGCTCAAATTGATGCTCGCGGTGGTATTAATGCTCAAGGATATTTTAATGATGTTCCAGCAACACAACAGTTAACTGCAGAAGAATATAGGTCAGTAACTAAGCCAGATGGAACTATTGATTCTGATGCAATGCTTGCAATATTAAATAAAAAAGCAGGCATTACTGGTGGAGCTATTGGTACTGGGGCAGGTACGGGAACTTCAGCAGCAACATCTGCTGCCAATGCAGAAGCTTTAGCAAAGCGCCAATCAGCATTTGATCTACTAAGAGAACAATTTGCACAGTATGGATTAGAAGGTTTAGTAGATCCATTAAGGAATTTAATTCAAGAGAATGTATCTCCATCAGAGTTTGCTGTAAGATTACGTCAGACAGAACCTTATAAGAAAAGATTTGCTGCTAATGCTGCTCGTATAGGTAAAGGATTAAGAGCATTATCAGAGGCTGAGTATATTACTCTAGAGGATAGTTACCAAAACATTATGCGTAACTATGGATTACCGGCATCTTATTACGCCAAAGGTGATATGGGTCGTCAAGAAGGATTTGAAAAGTTTATTGGTGGGGATGTATCTCCTGCCGAATTAGAAGAGAGAGTATTAACTGCACAGAATAGAGTTATCAACGCTCCACCACAGGTTAAGGATGCACTAAAGCAGTTCTATCCTGATATTAATAACTCAGATATCCTTGCATATACTCTTGATCCAGAAAAAGGATTAGCAGATATTAAACGTAAGGTAACTGCAGCAGAGATCGGTGGCGCAGCAATGGGTGCTGGATTAGCTACTGATGTTGGTAGAGCAGAAGAACTTGCAAGATTCGGTGTAACTGCAGAACGAGCAAGAGAAGGTTACCAAGCAGCAGTTCCTATTATTGAACGAGGTAGACAACTATCTGGATTCTATAATGAGTCACCATATACACAAACAACTGCAGAAGAAGAATTATTTGGATTAACTTATGCGCCTGAAGCAACAGCAAAGCGCAAGAGATTAACTGCACTTGAGCAAGCCTCATTTGCTGGACAATCCGGTATGACCGGAGGAGCACTCAGCCGAGAACGAGCTGGCTCCTTTTAACTAAGCCTGCTGTCAGAACGACTGGCCTGACAGAGAGATAACAAGACCAGTAGTAGAAGCCATATAGAGATTCCCCAGATCTATATGAGGTCTACGCAACTACAATAGAATGGGAGATGGACTATGTCCAACTACGACTACGAGGATGAAGATGACGACAACAATGTTGATACTTCTTCAGACCTTATCAAGCAACTACGCAAAGCGAATAAACAAAAGGAAAAAGAACTAGCCGATCTAAAGGCTCAGTTTGAAGGCCTTAATAAATCGCAACGCGAAAGAGCAATCAAGGATGCCCTCGCAGCTCGCGGGGTAAATACGAAGATAGCTTCGTTTATCCCACAGGATATAGACCCAACTGAGGAGTCTGTATCAAAGTGGCTTGAATCAAATGCCGATGTTTTCGGGATTCAAGTTGCTGAAAACCAAACACCTAATATTGACCCAACTCAGGCTAAGCAATATCAACGTATGACTAACGCTGCAGAGCAAGGCAATTCGCCTAACGCTCAAGAAGATGTTATGAATAAGTTGTTAAACGCTAATAGCCGCGAAGAGTTGGATGCCATCATTAGGCAGTCTGGTTTATAAACCAATCCAACGAAAGGCAAGTGCTTAAATGACACTACCAGCAGGTACCATTACAGGTACCGGTGACATTACCGCATTAGTCCAGACAGCGTATGATCAATACGTTCGTATGGCACTACGATCCATTCCAGTAATGCGATCAATTGCAGATGTTAAGCCGGTACAGCAAGCTATG